GCGATACGCTCACCGCAATGGGTCACAGCGATGGCTCACCTGATCAACAGCAAGAAGCCGGATGTATTCAGATGGCACGACAGCGGAGATGTCCAGGACCTGGAACATCTTCAAAAGATTTACAAAGTCTGTGAGCTTACGCCGGAGAAGCGGCACTGGTTACCGACCCGTGAAGCATGGATCAAAAAATATTTACAAGATAAACCCTCTAATCTGGTTATACGTTTTAGCGCGCCGATGGTGAACCAGCCGGCGCCTGAATCGTGGCCCAACAGCTCAGAGGTTGTAGAGAAAAATTTTAACTGTCCAGCGTCAAAACAAGATAACGAATGCCGAGACTGTAGAATGTGCTGGGATCCTGAAGTTAAAACTGTTAGATACCACAAACACTAACATGACTTACCACAGCCCTAAGTATTGGAAAGAGATGGCGAAGATACGGAAGCAATGGCTGAAGGACCAAGCTCCAAGCGTCAAGCCCCAAGCCTCTGAAGCATCAAGCGACAAGCTTCAAGCCCCAAGCAACAAGCGTCAAGCTTCAAGCCGCAAGCGACAAGCTCCTTGATTCTTGAACCACGAAAAAGTTTCACGTCCCCTGAACCAAGGGCCTCTACTATGATAAAAGTATTGTCAGGATGCTTTACATGAAAGCTGATTTGGTGTGGAGAAAACTTAACCTTGTTACTCTTCGTAACTTTTAATTCAATTGTAAAAAAGTGGCCGTTATCATTACAGACCAATAGATCAGGAGTACCGGATAGACTAAGATTTTCAAGTCTAATAAGTGAAAAATCTGTGAAAGATTTTTTAATTTTTTGATATAATTTACGCTCTGGTCCCATGCATTTTTGGGGGTAACATCGTCATTCATTTAATAGTCCTTTGCTAGTTTATCAGGCAAGATAATACTAGAAGGTTTCTGTGTCTTCAGGACCAAACGATGTGATGTCTGACCTTTAAAACCAAGTATTGGTTGGGAGTTCTCGTGTACTTCCATTCGTCTTATGTCATACAACGTACCGTTAACTTCGCAAAATAAGACTGCGTTTTTGATTGCGTCCGATCCTGTCGTGAACTGCCCAAGAAATTCTTGAAGATCTTTTACTCTCATTAAGACTTCTTGTTTAACTTGTCTGTTAATTCCTCTATCACTTTTTTATAACCTTGCAACAAATTTTTATCTTTTATGTTTTCAGTCTCTAAAAGCTTTAGTTCTTTTCTTAACTGACCGTTTAACTGCTGATGAGTCTCATTGATTATTTCCAACTCTCTCACTCTTTCTTCTAATTTTTCTATGTCTGTCATGTTGACAATATAGCAATGTTACCTTAAATTGTCAACTATGGGTTTACCTAAAAGATTAACAGAGATGCAAATGAGATTCGCTGAGTTCTTAGTATTCGGTGATGAGACCGGACCACTAACACAAACAGAGGCAGCGGTCAAAGCAGGTTACTCACCTAAACGTGCAAGGCAAGAGGGATCAGAACTTTGCAATCCAAGACTGTCACCTCTTGTAGTAAAATATATTGGTGAACTACGAGAAGAAAGAATTAGAAAACATGAAGTGACCTACGAAGGACATATAGCAGAGCTTGCTAGACTTCGTGAGTCTGCTCTAAAGAAAGGTTCTTTCTCTTCTGCTGTAAATGCTGAAACAAACAGAGGAAAGGCAGCAGGATTATACATAGATAGAAAAATAATAAAAACTGGGAAACTAGAAGACATGTCAGAACAAGAACTAGAAGCAAAGATGAAACAACTCTTAAACGATTACGGGCAATTAATTGATGTGACTCCATCTAAAGTTTCTGAATCTTCTTTACCCACTGACGAGGAATCATCGTCCGATCCCCAAAACTAAAACTACCGTCATCCTCTCTGTCGTAAGAAGCAAATAACTTAATTGAGTTTTTATCTTTGGAATATAACCAACCTTCGTTAACAGGACGTGCTAATCTCATCTTATCAAACTCTTTTTCAGTAGCCCAGCCCGAATCGCTCACGCAGTCGATCCACTCCACTCGGACTCTCGGATAAGGTATGTCGGGAGTTATTGAGGCAACAGCTTTTCTTCTTTTCCTAGGCATAACTTCTTCTATCACATTTCTATAAGGGATCTAGAAAGTTTTAGACACACGTCTACATTTTCAAACGTTTCGCGGAAGGCCTTTTTGTATATAGCCATAGGTGGACAAAATAATGTGTCCACCTAAACATAATTTGTACCATAAAGTGTCCACCCTAAAGTCAATAAAATCAACACTTCTAGACCAAAAGTACAAAAGTACACTTTTTTTTCAAAATTTTTTTACTCAAAATTTTTTTAAACTTTTTAGATCCCTTATAGTACGTTCTTTGCCTTCTTTTCGCCATAATATTTCCTCATTACGGACAACTTTTCTTCTGCTTTGCCTATCTGGCCCAGCAATTTGTTTACTTCACCTGTGATATCTACGTGCTCTGGTATCACCATATTGTGATCCTCAATGCATTGTATCTTGTATAATGCATCTTCAATCTCTGCTTCGTATCTCTTTAGAAGCGTTCTAAACAACCTATCGTTCATTAAAGTCCTCCTCTCTAATATTAACGTTTGCTTGTTCTTTTTCGTCAAATTTTAGGTCATGATAGCTGTCCAATCTTTTCAAAAACTTATGTTTATAGCGCCTTAATTCAGGTCCCTCTAACTTAAATTCTTGATAATATAGGTCCGGTGTACACATCATAATTATACCCTGTTCTATATTGGATTTATATACATAGTCATGAGCCATGGCGTATGCCGCTATTTGTAGATAATAATCTTCAACCCATTCCTTTTGTTTAGGTCTATTTGATTGTTTAAAATCTACAATAGATTCTTTGTTGTTATGCATACAAACTAAATCTGTTGATCCTGCGTACAGGCCCGGATAGTACAATGTAACTTCTGATCCAAAGTATTGATCTACCGGAGCTAAACCTATGTCTATTATCTTAGATGCCATCTTCTTAGCTGTCTTGCCTATCTCTGTTAAATCGTCGTAACCTTCACCCAAAACATATTTTTCTAAAAATTTATGCATGGATGTACCGCGAGTGCTAGATAGATTTTTAATCTCTTCTGCCTTCTTTTCGCCAACTTTGGCTTTCCAATTTTTTAAGAATGTCTGGTCCTTGGTCCGTGATAAAATAGTCGTGACTGATGGTAGCCTGTGTCCGGCCACGTCATAGGTCCTTGTTCCATGGTCATCGCTTCTTGTACCATCAACATAGGAGTATTTATTATTCTTTTTTACTTTTTTACCAATGTTATGGTATTCTAATAAATCGTCTTCACTCATCATTTTATCTTATTAATTACGTAGTAGATTATCAATAGACCTATCAATAAACAGATCATATTATAACCAAACATACCTATCCCGTATCCAGCCGTCATAGTTTATTTTTTAACTCCTTTAAATAATCTTCTTCCTCTTTACGATTATGTTCTCTTACAATCGCAGCTTGTTTTCTAAAAGCCCAGGCACTTATTCTACCGGACCAACCCATTATCCACAGATATATTTTTAGTTTCATTTATATTTCCTTATCGTTTTTAAAACTTTTTCTAATCTCTCTTCTAACACATCATAGGTCTTAGCATCAGCTTTCATAGCATTAGCCCAGTCTTTTACAAAAGACCAGTTATCAGGACTATTATCAGTCCTATCTCCATTTATATGATCGACATGAACATCACTACCTTTAGCCATAATAATATCATCAGTTAGTTTACATCTAACATATGGAGTCATGATCGGTTTACCATCGTCGTAAAAATCTGGTTCACCTGTCCATTGATTGACTGCCTGTTTTACATCTTTCTCTTTTTTCATTCCAGGCCAAATCTTATTTAGACATTCAAATAATTTGGTAGCTTTATGTTTTAATCCCATTCTATTTTTCCTATACGTATGTTTATCTTTTCTACCATACAAAAAAGCTCTACCTTTCTTTCTAAGTAATGTTTCATTGTATGGTTGTACATTTTCCTCTCTTTTAGTCTCATAACAAAATCTCCAAACTTTTCTCCAATACTTTCTTCCAGATCTAGACTTAATCTTTTCAGCAGCTCCCTCACTCAAATGATAATTTATGGTGCCTTTACTACAATTAAGTTCTTTGGCAATCTGTTTGTAAGATCTCCCTTCCTCTCTCAACTTGAAAACATTCTCTTTTATCTGTCTTTTTATTGAGAGATTGTTTCTCATTTTTTATCACTTGTTATAATCCATCTGAGCATTGCAGTTGAAGGGTCATACCCATCAAACTTTATCTTAGTGCAACCGGTCAGAAGGACCATCGTCAATAAGATTATCGTCAACAGTCTCATAAAATTCTCCTTCTGAATCACAGTCCCAACATTGATGTACTTCGCTTCTGTCTCTAAAGTCTAATGCAGGGTCACCATCTATTTTTGCAACTCTAACGTACCCGTTTCCGTGGCACGTATTACAAATATGTACTCTAACTCTACCCTTTTTTAACTTTGCCATTTAACTTTTTCGCTTTCTCGTTTGCAATTGATTCAATTGTTTTACTTATAGATAATTTGGCATCGGGCAATAATATCTTTGATAACGATTCCAATATCTTATATGTTTCTTTTGTCAGAGAAACATTTTTGTATTTACTCATGTCTGTCATAAGTGTTTCCTTTCATATTTAATAACTCATATATAGGTGATATTATAGGATTGTCAATGAAAATATTATTAAGTTTAATAATCTGTTCTAGTATTGCAGGTGAATGTATGCCTCCATTTGATTGGCACGATACTTTTAATAGTAAATATGATTGTTTGGTTTTTGGATATGAAGAGTCTATTAATAAAATGAAAGAGATCGGTAGAGAAGAAGTCAACAAACACGGTATATATATTAAATTTTATTGCACTCCTGTGGAGATGATTTGACAATATAATTAATTTGTGGTAACGGTGAATTTCTTCTCACCATTACCTACCCTTTATCTTTCCCTCTTTCAAGGGTAGGTGTATCTATCCATTTCAAACCCCGCAGATTCCGTGCACGTACTACTACGGGGTCAAAGGCTCCACACCTCCACGGTACTTGCCGCTTCTTAGGTTGCCGTACAGGGACTAGCGCTAGGCGTTGTTTGGACGGAGGTCCTTTTCAATTCTTTTCTTTGTTCCACATCAACAATAGCAGAACAACAAATAGTAGTGGTATACTACTTACAAATACAGCCAATAAAATCTCCACTGCCATCCTTCATTACATGTACGTTAAACGGTGCTTCATGATACGTGGTCAGATGTAATCGTAGTATATCACAAAGATCAAGACAGTTTATTTTATCCATAATCTCGACACCTGCCATCATTTCTTTTGTGACAGATACCAGACTATATAGTCCGTCGTTTAGTAGTATCAGATCCATCGTGTCTCCTTGTTCCATAAAACAATACATTTTTTAAACCAGGTGCTTTTATTTCCATGTGCACACCGTAAGGTCTCCATGCTTGTTTCATTAAGTTTATTTCTAAAAGTAATGTCGCCCATTGTTTTTGTGATATACCTTTAGTTTGTATGGTTATAACTTTGTCTTTTACCTTCTTTGATGACATGTCTTATACCTCTTTCTTTTTTATTTACGTATTCTATAATCCCGTTCCATTTAGGATTTGCAGTGATTAAAGGTTTTAACGCTTTCTTAAATGACATAGCCGAAACTTCTTTGGTCTCGGCTTTGTCTTCTGTTATTTTAAAAGTGTATTTCATTAATGTAATACAGCCCTTTCACGTTCCTCTTTAGCTTGTATATATCTATGAGTAACCTCATCATCTAAAAGATCTTGCATAGTCTTTCTGATCTTATCAGTTGTTCCATAGTATGATACGTTGTTCATAACTATGTGTCTCATCATAGCAGCTGTTAAAGCATGTATGCTAAAGTCAAAGTTTTCTTTGTCTCTTTCTCTAGATGCTTGATTTATTAAGTCATCAAATCTATCTAAATATTTTAACATAAACTTAGATGTTTTTCTTTTGTTTTTCATGTTTCCTTTCTTGTTGTCTTTCATAATTTATATATAGGATATCAAGGGATATTTGTCAACTACTTTCTTCGATATTTTCCCATTCTTTTTTCGTGTTTATTTGGGCTCTTTTTATGCCTACCA